TTCTTCAAGTGACATGAGTTTCCTCAAGAATTAACCCGGTGTAACTCGCCGGTAAGGTTGGTTAATAATACCCCAATTTAATTACAATTCAAACAGCTAATTTTTTTGTTATTTCAAATACCGGACTGTTTGCGCCTTTTCCATAAAGCGCCCCATGTGGCAAATCTTTATCTGCGGCTAGTTCACCACCACCAGCCAATCGTTTTACATCGAAGTCTTTTTTCCCCAACGATTGATAAACGTGAACTGCTGGCATTTCTACTGTTGAATCGCTAAAAACTTTATGACCAAGATTGTGAGCATGGTTTATCAAAGAAGAATACATTTCTTTGCCATAGCCTTTGCCTCGCTCTTTTTCGTCAAGTTCTGAATGTGTTATATGCAATTCTTTATTTTTTAATGAACCGCCAACCATCCCACCTTTATGATGAGCAGATACAAATGTTTTGTCTTTGTTATACCTAATTTCTGGATGCGATTCTTTGTTTAATTTAGACAAATCATGTTTTGACTTGTTTTCAGAAGTGACAATTTCGCGTGACATTAGATTGCTCTTTCTATAGCTTCGCCAGAGGCAATGTGCAATGCACCTTTGTCTAGGTTAGCCAGCATCAAAGCAAACTGGCCTTTGATATGCTCAATATCAAGCTGAGTTTGTGTTTTAAGCACCGTATCGTGCGCCTGTGTGTCTACTTTCATCCGCATATCTGCATGGGTTGCTTGGTCGTGCAATTCCATTTCATGAGCGCGGTTAGTTTCTTTAAGCAATACACGCTTAGTTTCTGCGTCTTGCCGAACTTGCTCAATGTCTTGGCGTTGCTTGATAACTTGCTGCAATTGTTGAACTTGCTGTTGCATTTGCTGCATTTGCGCTTGATTAGCTTTAAGCTGCATTTGCACTTGTGGCGGCACGGGTGATTTATCGTCAATCTGCGACATAGGATTACCAGCGGCCAAGCGGTCAGCAATGATTTCAGCCCCCGGGAAGTCCATATTTCTAAAGATCAAATCTCCAGCCGTTGCAAATAGCTGAGCGTTACCGTTAATCAGCGGCATCATTGCCTCTACTGCGGCTTGGCGTTTGCTGCTGTAACCGGGGCCGGTGTCCATGACCACATCGTAAGTGCCAACCGACATATCGTGTAGGACGGTCTGCACTGCTGGGTTTTCTTGGCTTTGCTGTGGCGTATTGATGTTCACAAGGTCTGGCTTGCCGTCATCGCCAATAATCCGCATGACGCGCTTTGTATCGTAAATCTTAGGAATCATTGACAAAATAATCTTGCCAGTGTGTCCAATAGATTTAGTCAGGTTGTCGTAAAAGTCAAAGTTTGTTAGGTCAACTTGTTGTTGCTGACCGTTCAGGGCTTTGCCTGAAATGTTGCCGGGAATCTGCTGCGAAGGGTCATAAATACCCATCAGGGTAGCTATATCCTGATTAATACCGGCAGACGCGGCCATAACACCAGTAGGAGGCGGTTCAGGCTGTAAACGCTGTGGTGCTGGTGCTGGGTTTCCATCAATGTCGGTTTGCTTGTAACGTAGCAAAGGCATTGATTTAACGTTAGCAGAAGCCCAATCAGCTTCATGGCCTTCCTCTTGGCCTTCGGCCATAATCCATTTGGCTTTAGGGGCCAAGGCTACAGCTTCTGTAATTGTAGTCTGCCAGAAGTTATACATCCGCTGAGCGTCTTTAGCGTGACGCACCATACCAAACTTTTTACGCTTGTCGCCAATAACGATATGACGGCCATAGCAGGGCACAACAGGGATGTAATCACCGGGGATATCAGCCTCCTCGATAACTTCCATTGCCGTAAGTTTTTTCCACTTAATCTTCTTTCTAAACGATGTGCGTTCGTCAATAACTTCTAGGCCAACAGCTTGCAATCGTTCAAAAAACTCTTTTTTACTGCCTTCTGCAAAACGTGAACTGCCATCACTCAACAGATAAAGAGTGTCCGGTTCGCGGGTAACGTAATAATACTCAGCTACCCGAATATCTTCCTTTGTTATCCACTCGCTTTGACTGTCGCCAGTTCCACGCGGCTGAAACGATGCGCCATCATCACAGTCCGGATACTTAATCCGAAACTCAGCGCGGGGCATCATTGTTGTAATTACGCAACGATCAGCGTCTGAACCATCAATACGCTCAGAATTAGGGTCAAAGTAGACTGTAAATGGGTTATTGATAGCGTCGATGTAAATATCTTGCTCAAAGCTATCTTCTTTGGTGTACTTCGTAGTCAAACGCCAGAAGCCCCAACCCATCCGCACAGCATGGTCAAACGCTGTGTCATAAGCGTTATCGGCGTTAGAAGCTAGTTCAATGTGGCGCGTAATGCCTTCAATGACTTCAGCAGTCTTTTTGTTAGCTTGCGTATTGGTTGGGTGAACCTTGATGCGTGGGCGTTGCTGGCGTTGCTGATTCGTAACTTGACGGCAATAGCCATCTAGCTTGTTAATCGTTAGCACAGGGCGTGATTCAAGATTACGGCTGTTCTGCAAGTCAACAGGCCATTGATCGCCACCAGAAGCAAACTTTAAGTCTTCTAGTGCTTCTTGCCGGTTCATCGTATCGGCATCATTGCAAAAGCGCAAAAACTTCTTTGCTTCGTCAATAATTGGATCGTAATCAGATTGTGAATCACTCATTTATTAGCCCATCCAGCTTTGTGGCGGCGCGTAATTTATCCGCGCTGCGCGTTTTTGTCTTGGTTCGCTGACCATTAGCCCAAGCATTCGGAAAGCGTCTGCCCCATGACTAAAATTGTCATGAAGTGGCGTTTTACTAAACTGTCCAGTGTTTGCGTCAACTTCATACCTGTAATGCCGAAGACATTGTAAGCCTTCGTGGGTGTTTTCTCTATCAAACCAGCAGTTAGTAAAGATTGTCCTCGCTGCGTTGATGCTGTCAACTATAGGCGTTCTAGGAATAATCTTTGTTTTATAACCCGCTGCTTTGACGATGTGGTCAATGGAACGACCATTAGCCGCTAGTGTTTTGTTCTCTGCATCATGCGGAAGCCACAGCGTTTCATAGACGTAACCAAACGTCTGCATTTTTGCCAAATAGTCGCTGATTGTCTTTTGGCTATCTTCCAAATAACGGATAACTCTCGTCTCCATTCCGATGAACTGAACAAACCAGATTGCCGTAGCGTCCGACCAGCCAAGGTCAAAAACCGCGTGAACGGGCTTTGTTGAATCATATTGGACTTTTGTAATGCGGCCATCTAGTTCAGCCATTTGCATTTCACGGGCAAAGATTGCACCATCTACAGTCTGGCGGCATAAGCCTTCCCAAACAGTGTTATATGCGTTAGGGTCACGCGCTTTTAACGCATCCTTTTCCAACGCCAAAGTGTCCGGAAACCAAGGATTGTCTTGCCAGTTAACTTTAACGACTTTACAGTTATCAGGAGGGTTAACAACAAAGCGCTGATATGTTTCATCGGTTTCAAGCTCCGGATTAAAGCTGACCCAGATTTCTGACTGCTCTTTACGAATCGTAGGAATTAGGACATTCCAGCTAGATTTACTCACCGTTTGGGCTTCCTCAACCCAACAAAGGTCAACACCTTCAAACGATTTGACGTTAGCTACGTTGTTCTTTAAGCCCACAAAGGCAAACTCTGTGCCGTTCTTTCCACGAATGGCATTTTGCGTAATCTCATAGAAGCCGGTCAGGTTCATGGCTACGATTTGGTCTGACAGCAGCTTATGAACCGAATCTTTCATGGAAGTCATGAACTCACGGGCGCAAAGCATTCGTAACGGCTTTTTAGCGCCAAGGATAAGCATTGCCCTTGCTATCCCCCATGATTTCGCACCACCTCGCCCACCGTAACAAATTTTGTATCGCTGCGGCTGAAACAAAAACGCCAGCTTTAACGGGAATTCCGCATTTGTTATTGCTTGCTTAACGTCAGCTTCCATTATTCAACTGGTTTCGGCGTTACAAAAGTAACTTGAATACCTTCCAGCGGCGAACCATTAGCCCCTGTAACCTCTTGCTTTATTGTTTCAGCCCATTTCATTTGGGTTTTTGTCCACCAAATAAGACTTGTTGTATCACCACCAACAGCTTTACTAAATAGTGTTTTAGCAATCTGCCCATTGGCTTTTGCCTTACCCATATCCAATTCAGCGCGGTAATGCTTACGCAGCGTTTTATCGTCTATGCCTACCAATATAGCAATTTGCTCATGGGGCAAGCCTAAACCGCTGGTGCTTTCGACCATGCGTTTGCTCTCGTCCGTAGGTAAATGTTCGTGATTCATTTTATAGAGGGGAATTTGCTTAAATTTTAAGCAGTTTCAGTTGTTTTTGTCAATAATTGGGCTTTTTTGCCTGTAAAGTCTTCCCATCGCTTTACTATTACATCGCAATACTTTGGGTCTAACTCCATTAACCTAGCATGGCGGTTTTGCTTTTCACAGGCAATTAGCGTACTGCCTGACCCACCAAAAAGGTCTAAAACTATGCCATTTATTGCACTTCCGTCCAATACAGCTTTTTCTACCAACTCTACTGGTTTCATTGTTGGATGTAAGTCATTTTTGGCAGTTCTTTTTATTCGCCAAATGTCCATTCCATTTTTACCGCCATAAAATTTATGGTTATTTACCCACCCGTAAAACATCGGTTCATACATGATCATGTAGTCGCTATTGCTTAACGTATGGTTACCTTTATCCCAAATCACCAAAGAACGGCATTTAAGCCCTGTTCGCTCCATACTTGCAAAATACTTATTTATGCCTAAACGGTAAAAAGTAATGTAAAACGCTCCATCAACTTTAGCCAAAATTACAGAATTAATTGCATCTAAAAAATCATTTCCATCAGTTTCTGACATTTTGTCGTTTTTTATGCCACCATGTTTGGCGTTAAAAGATTTTGACCCATCTGCATGAATACCGCCGGTAAAATCCATTAAATAAGGAGGATCGGTAAAAATCATGTTTGCAGTTTCTGGCATAAGCGCATCTACCGCATCAACGCTGGTGCTATCCCCACACATCAAACGGTGGTTGCCCAATTGGTAAATGTCGCCTAGCTTGGTCGTTGGCTCATCAGGCACGTCAGGCACAGCGTCCTCGTCTGTTAAGCCCTCAATTACTTCTGGTTCAAGCAATGCGTCTAATTCTTTTGGGTCAAAGCCCAATATGTCCAAAGCAAAGCCATCTGCCAGCAAGTCGTTAAGCTCAATGGACAGCATCTCATTGTCCCACCCAGCATTGAGTGCTAAGCGGTTGTCAGCAATGATGTATGCCTTACGCTGTGTATCGGTTAATTCTGACAGTTCAATTACTGGGACTTCTTTGTATCCCAGTTTTCTTGCAGCCATAAGCCGCCCATGACCCGCAATGATGCCGTTTTCACCATCTACCAATATAGGGTTAGTCCAACCAAATTCTTTGATGCTGGCTGCGATTTGGGCGATTTGCTCATCAGAATGCGTCCGAGAATTGTTTACATAAGGAATTAACGTTTCAACCCCAACATTTTTAATTTTCATTGTGGAGCGTTAACCGTAGTTTCAGGCTCTACAACAGTTGTAGCCACTGGCGAAGGCTCCGCAACAGGAACGGATAGCTGTGCGTCTACTTGGTCTTTGATTGACTTCATGACTTCACCGTGGAATGTGCCGTAATGCTCTAGGCTTTTCCACAAGTGGTTTAGCTCAATCATTGTTAAGTCAAGTTTCATTCTAAATCTTCCTTTGCCAAACACTTGGTCAAGCTAATGTCGTGCGAAGCACAATAGAC